GTGCCCCTTCTTCGGCTGGTTGGTTACATCCGCGTCAGCGCCATCGGCGGCCGAGAAGGGGAAGGCTACATCTCCCCTTCGGTTCAACGAGAAGCGATCGAACAGTACGCCCGAGAACTGGGCGGCGAGATCGTTGCCTGGTACGACGACCAGGACTTCAGCGGCGGGAACACTGCTCGCCCTGCGTTCCAGGAGATGTTGGCCCTCTTGGTGCGCCACAAGGTCGACGGCATCGTCGTCATGAAGATCGACCGCTTCTCCCGCTCGACCGCTGACGGGCTGGCGATCGTCAAGGAGATCCTCGATCGAGACCAGATCTTCGCTTCCTGCCACGAGCGGATCGACCCGAAAACCAAAGAGGGCCGCTACATGCTGCGGCAGTTCCTCTCCAACGCCGAGTACTTCCTCGACCAGATCAAGGAGAGCTGGACGGTCGCCAAGGCCCGGGCGATCGCTGTCGGCAAACACATCGGCCCTACGCCCAACGGCTACCTGAAGATCGATGCGCTCCCGAGCAAGCCCACCCACATCTCCCCGGTGGATGCCGCTGCTCTTGGTGAAAGCACGATCCCAGGCGTTCTCGTCCCCAGTCCCGTCTACGGGCCGGCCATGACGGAGGCCTTCGAGAAGGGCGCGAGCGGTCGATATACCGATGCAGCTGTGGCTCGGTGGTTCTCGGTGGAGGCGCCGCGCGAAGGTGGAGGTGCCGCGTGGACCCAGACTGAAGTTCGCCGCTGGTTCAAGAATCGCGTCTACCTCGGAGAGGTGAAGCACGGCGGCTTGGTCAATGCAGATGCACATAAGGCCCTCACGGATGAGGACATCTGGGAGGCCTGCCAGCGAGAGCCTGGTGAACAAATGGTCGCTGACAGCCCTTTCCTTCTCCGCGGGTTGATCCGGTGCGCCGGCTGCCGCTACAGCATGGGGGGCCAGAGCTACGGCGGTACCGGCGCCACTCCGGTCTATCGCTGCTACAGCGGCGCCAGCCGTAATTGCCCTGAACCGAGCGTGATCACGGCAGAGCTGGTCGAGGGGCACATCAAGGAGCTGGTCGAGGGCTACCAACGTGGGCTTCTGATCGGCCAGGCCGACGACGACGAGGCTGATCTGGTCGACGTCGAGGCATTCGAGGCAGCCGCCCGTGAGGTCGATGTCTTTCTGGCCGACACCGGCGCCCGCCAGCTCATGGGCGAGGAGAGTTGGCAGGAGGGACTGCGACTGCGAGTGGAGGCACGAGAAGCGAAGCTGCCAGCCCGGGACGCCGCGCTGGCTCGACTGCGGACCCGAGAGGTGCTGAAGGTCTCGGTGGACGATCTCGACAGGCACGGGCTACGCGATCTCCTGGTGGGGACGATTCGACACGTCTTTGTTCGCCGGCAGCCCCGGGGTGCTGCGGTTGCCGATCGCGTGCTCGTCATCTGGAGCGATGACACCCGCGTCATCGACGTCCCCGGTAGGAACACCCACAACCGCAAGGTCTTCGAGCCGATCCGGTGGTGAAAGCAGCTTCCACCGCCCCCCTTGGCGAGCGCGTTCGCCGCAGAGCAGGGAGTCGATCCCCTTGCGAAGGGCGGTTGGCCCAGGCTCGAGCTGCTCAACCCGCACGTCCCTCTCCTTTCTCCTCGGTGTGTGCCGGGAAGGCGGCGTCGAGCAGTTCACCAACGGTGCGCGAGAGCCCCACGTCCTGACGATCTGCCGCAGCCTCCAGCAGCGCCTCCTTTACCTCGCTGAGGGGGACGACCGGCAAGAAGCTGACGCCGTCCTTGGTGAGCCCGGTGAGCGCGCCGCTGCATTCGGTGGCGCGGATCCAATCCGCGTCCGACTGGCATTTGCAGACCGTCCAGGCATCACCCGGCAGGCGCATCAGCAAAATCGAGCCGTCGCGGTCGCGGAACAAGGGCGTCTCCTCGTCGCCGTTCACTTGCTCCCCTCCTCCGGTTCCGAGGGGGCGGGGATGGCGGTCCAACCTTTGGAAGTGAGGCTCCAGCGAGCGATGCCGGCAGTTCCCCTGCGAGCGTCCTTGTGGACATAGCCGTCCTCCGCTAGCCGGTTAAGGCGGGCCCACAGACCCTGATGGGATCGGATTCGAGCGGGACCATCCACCAGCACCTCCTGCAGCCTCTTCGTCGCTACGGGGCCGTCGAAGGATGCGATGACGCGCATCGTCTCCACTTGGCAAACGGTCGGCGGCGCGGCCTTCGCCGAGCGAGCGCGGAGGGCAGAACCATCCCTGCCATGAGCTTCGAGGTGGCAGGCCCGACAGAGCCAGACGATCTGAAGGGGCTTCGAGTAATCGCGGTGATGGGCCTGAAGCTCGCCACGAGATCGGTATTCGACCCAGCACCGATCGCAGATCCGCGGCTTGACCATCTGCTTCTTTTCTATGGCCGACCTGACGGCTAGCTGTGCGGCCAATTTCTCTGGATGCCGCTTGCGCCACGCGTTCACCCGGTCGGTTTCGCTTCGACGCGGGCTCATTCGGCCTTCTCCTGCTGGGCGAGGGAGGAACGGGATTCGGCGATGAGCTTGCGGGCTAGATCTCGGTAGCGATGCTGGACCTTCTCGTGTGCTTCGGGCCAGGTGGATTCGCACCAACCCGAGCCGTAGATCTGCCGCGCGATCCGCTCGACCAGATCGCCCTCCACCACGTCACCCTGTGGCTCGGCCGGGGGCTGCTTGCCGGTGCCGGTTGCGCCCAGGACGAAGTTCAGGCGGTCGAGCGCCCTGCGAGCGAAGGACCCCTTCGAGATCTTGTCGGCGCCTGCTTGGAGGGCAAAGGCGCGTAGCTCCCAAAGCTCGCCGTTGGTGAAGACGGCTCCTGACGTGGCGTTCCAGTCGAGATCGCTCGGCCGCTTCCCGTCCTGTACCTCGGCCTGTGGTGAGGGAGGCTGAGTAGAGGCGGCGGCTTTGACTCGCGCGCCCTCGAACCCGCAAGTGCGGCAAAGCACGCGGACGACGCCGTCTTGGTAGATGGCGTTCGTGCCGTCATCGTGGTCAGCGCAGCCGAGGGTGACGCTGCCGCCGCCGTGGATAGCGAGTCGGTCCAGGGTCTCGCGGTTCAGCTCGCGGGTCACGAGATCAGCGCCTCGTCGTCATGGCCGCCGAGCGGGCAGAACGACTGGTGCTGAGGACCTCCGCCGCAATCCGGATGGCACGCCTCCTCCACCCCGCCGCTGTTCCCTCGGACAACATCAGCAACGAGACAGAGGCCGCCCTGGTCGTCGGCGATCAGTTCGACGTGGCCATCGGAGGTTGCCTCGACTCGATACCGCTGAAGCCCGCCGCTGTTCCCTGGTACTGGCTGGGTGAGCAGGTGGCGAATTGCTTCGAGGTGAGAGCGGGCGTCCTGGCGCCAGCCGTTCCTCGTGCCCTCTGCGGTGTCCGGCCAGCGGGTGATCGCGCCCGTGTTGATCGCGTGGAACCGAAAGAGCCGTTCGGCCAGAAGCTCAACAGCGCCGTCGATCTCTACCCCGCTGTCCCCCGGTGACTCCGAAACAGGCTGAGTGGAGGCGAGGCCAAGGACGACGGTTCCTTTCTCGATGCCCCAATCGCCGTCGCCGAGGATGTAGGTGATCCGGCGAAGACAGGTGCGCCCGGTGTAGCCGTCCGTCTCCGGCTCCCGCTGCTTCAGCGACCCGTCGTACTCGCGCAGCAGGATCGTCTGGCCGACTTTGAACCAGCGGTCCTCAATCTTGCGGACCTCGAAGGGCTTGCGACCCGTCAGGACCTCCTCGAAGTACGGCGGCCAGCATTTCAGCTCGTGCGCGACCTCCTCCCCCAGTAGCTCGGGGGTGGGCTGGCAGTCGGGCTCGGTGAGGAATGCGGTCTCGATTAGGTCCGCCGCGTAGTGGACGTTCTGGGCCGCTACCGAGACGTTCTCCGCCCTGTCGTGGCGCTCGCCCGCTACCTGGCGCAGACCCTTGACCAGCCGTTCGATTCGATCCCGATTCCCGCACCGTGGTACCTCGGGGTCCGCCTCGGGCTGGGTAAGGAGGGCTTCAGCGAGACGTACGCGGACCTGCGCCAGCGGCTTGGTCGCCTCGTAGAGCTTCAGGCTCTCTTCTGCCAGGCCCGACTCCTCCAGGTACTTGAAGACCGAGTCGATGACCTCGACCGCCTCCTGCATGTCGTCGCGGGAGTAGCTGCCGTCCTCACGGTCCTGCTGGGGCGGGTTGTAGGAGGGCTGGGTCCAACCGAGCGGCGGGACACGTTCCATGTCATCGAGGGCGTCCTTGGCCTTGTCCGTCTCGCCATCCTCCAGCCAGTGCAGCGCTTCCGCGATCTGGTTGTCTCTGTCTGCCAGAGCGGCCTCGGCTTTCTCGGCGCGGCCGTGGACGGCTTGGATCTCGTCGTACTCGTTGATCCCTCGCTGCGGCAGCTTCGCCAGCGTGTCGGAGATCTCGTTGAGCTCCCTGATGACGTTCTCGCGGACCTCGGTCGATTCGTCGCGCTCCAGCAGCGAGGCGAGCTCTTCGAGCGTGGTTGCCCGGTCGGCCGCTTCATCTAACTGGTCGCGCAGCGTCCCGACCCGAAGCATCGCTTCTTCCCGCTGGCGCTTGACAAGTGCGAGCCGGTTTTCGGTCCGCGACTGCTTACCACCCTGGGGGTTAGAGCTAGGCATTGGTCGGCTCCCCTGCTTTGAGGAGCTTTTCCGCTTCTTTCAGACACTCCTCGGTGAAGGCGAGGGACGGGCTGCGCAGTCCGGAGAGCGCAAAAGAAAGCAGCGAGGCCGCTCGCGTGGACTTCCTGAGGCGCCGGCGAAGACCCCGCTTCGTCTCTCGCTTCATGTGGACCAGGTAGGAGGCTCGTTGGAGCGCTCCCTCGATCCTCATCAGAAGCTCGTTCTGCCGCTTCATCGCCTCTGCGCTGACCGCGTAGAACTCGCGGTCGCCGTTGCGTTTCCACCCGACGCGGCAGACAGCAGTCAGCTTCTCCCTCAACTCATCGTTGAGCGCCGTGGGCGGTGAGTTGGCGATCAGCCCCCAGAACTCCGATACCTGCCATTCGGCAAACCCCAACTGATCGATGAGTTCGGCTCTCGTCGGCTCGCGGTTGTTCTCCTCGCGAGGGTTAGAGCTAGGCACCTTTGCTCACCGCCTTCAAGAACTCGTCAACGCGGGGACGTAGCCAGGAGTCGTTGCTGCGACCGGCCTGGAGCACCGAGGCCAGCTCTTGACGGGCTGCGGTCGTGTCGCCGCCCCGGGCCTTCACCAGCAGGCAGAGCGTGTACGGGTGGTACTCCTTGCCGACGTTCGCCATCCCGCACTGCGAGCAGTCTTCATTTCGGGGGTTAGAGCTAGGCATCGGAACCGTCCCTGCTCGGGCAGCCGTCCTCTGCGCACTCTGGACCCGGAGAACCTTCGAGCGGCCCGCAGCAGACGCGACACAGGCCGGAGGCTGCGAACCATTCCTGAGCGAGAAGCTGCTCCTCGGCCATCTCGCTCTCACGCAGGACGCAAGCCATCTGGCGAGCAAGCGCCGCCGCAGACCGGTTCTCCACCTGCTGCTTTACCGGGTTAGAGCTAGGAGGCATCGGGGGCCTCGGCCTCCATGACGCAGGCCTGCGGGGCTTCGTCGGTCGGGGTCGGCGGCTGGTGTGATCCGCTGAGGAGCTTGAAGTCGTCGGCCTTGACGACCTCCAGGCGGTCGGGAATCGGCTTCAGCGTTGCTGCATTACTCATTTTGCTGCTCCTTCCGGGGCAGCTATGGCCCCTTCCTGTTGGTCTTCGGGGTGGAGCTGGAGAAGCGATCCCTGGCCGAGATCTGCGTGTGCCTTGGCCTCACGCTGGGAGCGGCCGACGATCCCCAGGACCTCCTCGACTTCTCGCCCTACGTGCTGGGACCAGAATGAGATGCGGGCCTCGGCAATCGCGACGTACTCCGGTTCCCTCTCGATGCCGATGAAGTCGAAGCCCTCGAGGACCGTCGCCGCCCCGGTGCTGCCGCTGCCGAGGAAGGGGTCGAGGACGACGCCGGCGGGCGGGGTGATGAGGCGGACCAGCCACCGCATGAGGTTGATGGGCTTGACGGTCGGGTGACCGTTCTTCGTCGGACCCGGGTCGTCGCCAGCTCGGCGGGTCAGGTGCTGCCCGGAGTTTTCCGAGCGCATCCCACCGGGCACGTCCGGGAAGTGGTCCAGCCCCGCGTTCCTCTCAGTCCGTGAGGTCTTGGCGCAGTAGAAGAATCGGGAGGCGCCGCCGGAGTCGCCGTACAAAACTCCGGTGGCGGTCTGCCCCTTGAAGCCGCCGTAGGCATTGCGTTGAGCGTCCGCGTCAGCGTTGCGCCGGTGGCCCTTGTCCGACTCCGGGCCGCTGACGAGTCTTCCGCTCTGCGCATCCAGCTCTGCCGCTGCCTCCTCGTCGAGGACGACGTTGGCGGGCCAGCGGCCGGCGGGAACTTCGTAGGGCGCCCGCTCCATAGCACCGTGCGTGCACCCGTTGCCGTTTGGCAGGTTGCCCGGCGCATCCCTGCCGCGCAGGTCGGGCGCGCCCTCGATCCGGCAGGCGTCGATGTTTAGCCCCCCGGTCCCGTGCTGCAGCACGTTCTCTGCGACGGTTCCGATCAGAGGTTTGCGGGCGACGACGATCGGCTCGTGGGCCGGCTTCAAAGAGGTGCCCCATCCGTCCCATGGGGTGGCCTCGGGGGTGACGGGGGCCGTCTGAGCGCCCATAGTCGCCTGGTTCTCCTTCGTCCACTCGTCTTGGGCGTAGACGCCATTGGTCCCGCCGCCGTGTCGAGTCGGAGGGCCGACAACCTCTCGCTCAGCCCCCGCCGCCTTGTCGATCGCCTTCGACACGTCGAGGGACTTGGGGAAGCCCGAGCCGTAGAGCCACATGATCGAGTCGCGGATCTCGAACCCCGCGTCCTCTACGCCGGCGGCGAGGCGGTGGTAGGTGCGCGATCCGCAGGAGGCGAGCAGGTGGCCACCGGGCTTCAGGACCCGGAACGCCTCTCGTGCCCATGCCTCGCACCAGGCTTGGTAGCGGCGGTTGGCGGTGAGGGAGAGGTCGTAGTGCCCCGCCTGCATTGATCCCGAGCGCTCCCGCGTCTTCGTGTGATCCAGGACCTCGCCCCGCTCCTCCCGGAAGACCGCTCGCCGCTTAGCAGCGCCAGGACCTGCATCGTGTGGCCCGGGGTCGGGCCGGCCCTGAGCGAAGGTGGCGGTCTTCCCTGCCTTGCAATCGGAGCCGAACTCCCCAGGCTGATCCCACTCGTGCCCCATGAAGCCGATCCCGTAGGGAGGATCGGTAACCACGGCGTCGACCGAGCTCTCCTCGAGCTTGCGCATCTCCTCGATGCAGTCGCCGATGTGGATCTCCCCGCTCAACCCACCGCTCCCTCTATGGCGGGGGCCGGCAGCTGCGCCTCAAGTCCCCAGTCCTCGACGAACTCGAGGACGTGGTCGGGCAGCTCGAAGCTGGGGACCTCCAGGGCCGGGGTGAGGTGGGAGTCGTAGCGGCGATGGTGGCCCTCGCAGGCGATCGCACCGTTCCGGGAATCCCATTCGGCCAGCAGGATCAGCTCGTAGAGGTCCCAGTCGGGGACGTCCGGTGGGAAGTCGGGGAGCAATGCGTAGAGGGCGTTGCGGACCCGCTGGCGACCGATGAAGTGGAAACGTTCGAGCTTGTGGGTACAGGGCCGGCGCTCAGGATCGTGGGGGGCGAGCCAGCAGACGGTCTCCTCGGAATCCCAGACGTAGCGGGCATCTACCCCCTTCTTGAACGCCTTCGTCAGGGATCGTTCGGCCTTGGGGATCATCGCTTCCTGCCCTCGCGATCCGCGTGCGGCTTGCTGTCCTTGCCTCCGGAAAGGCGAGCGCGCTCTGAGTTCCGGGCGCGGACGTCCATGCCTGCTTCGCGCTGGCGGGCTTTGAGGAGGCGACGGCGATTGGCCTCGGCCCAGGCGAGATCGCTGAGCGGGGTGCGGAACAATCAGGCCACGTCCTCGAGGTACTCGTTGACGGTCTTGGCATAGCCGACCGCGCAGTGGGTGTGGGCCCACTTGCCGTTTGGCTGCACTTCGGCGATGAAGTCGATGTGGGCGCGGATCGACTGGTGGCAGAAGGGGCAGCGGCCGTCGGCTTTGGCCACCGTCGAGGGGCCGACGATGCGGGGCTTGAGGGGGCGGTCCATGACGGTCACGCGGCCTTTCTCCCTGCGCCTGCGATGACGTCGAATCCGACCTTGCGGGGCTGCTCGGGTCCTTGAGCGATCCGACGGACGCCCCCGCCCTCAAGCGGAATCGCCCGCGGCGGCAGCTCGCCTGCACGCCCCTCCACTAGCTCGCCGTCCTTCACCCGTTCGAGCCGCGCCAGCCCCGCCGTCGGCAGGCCACCGTAGACGAGCCGCTCTTTGCTGCGGGCGACGAAGCCCTCGTACTTGTTGCGCAGCCTCGCCTCGTCGCCGCCGTCCTCCAGGACGATCGTGTCCAAGCCGATCTGCCGGACGAAGGTGGCCACCAGGGGCGCCTCTCGATCGAGGTAGGCGATGCGCTCGTCGTGGTAGTGCCAGCCTTTCTCGCTGTCGTCCTCGACGATCAGGTCAGAGGTCTTCCGAAGCGCGCGGCGGATGTGCGTGCAGGCCTCGAACCAGTCCGGGGGGTCGGTGTGGAGGTCGGCGAGGCGGCGGATGATGTGGCCGCCGTTGGGCGGGAACTCGCGGCCGTCGCGGTAGAAGGTCTCGATGGCGACCATGACCTGGCTCGCCGGAAAGCCGTCGAGGTCGCGGCGATACTTCGCCAGCGCCGACTCCGGCTGCAGCTGGTGGGGCCAGTTTTCAGCCAACAGCGCGACCACGCGGTTCCAGTCGCGATCGATCATGCGGCGATCTCCGTGGCCTCGGCATCGATGACCTCGCCGTCGCCCTCGCGGAGCTGGCGGATGCGCTCGTCCGCCGGATGGGCCCCGGAGCCGTTCTGCCGGCGACGGTCGATCGACTGTTTGCTCGCCTGCAGGAAGAGAGTCCCGTACTGGTGGCGGAATTTCGGCATCGAGCGAACGTTGGCCCGCCAGAAGTCGTCGTTCTGGCACCAGCGAATCAGGCGCTCGGCTACGTCGTATTCGCGTCCGTCGCGCTCGAGCAGGAGGCGCTCGGCGTTCAGCCAGGCCTTGGTGACGGTGGGGCGTTTGCCGTTCGGATCGTTGGCTGCAACGAGATCAGCGAGGAGGTTGGAGAGAGGTCCCGACGAGTCATCGTCGGGTTTCTCTTTTTGGCTTTTGGACGGTTCCCTATATAGACCGCCCTCGAAAATTGGACCGGGGTGGGTCTGATCTTTGGACCCGGGGGGGTCTGAATCTTGGACCGGGGTTGGTCTAGAAACTGGACTAGGACCCGGGTCTAATTTCTGGACCGGGGTCAGGCCGATCTCCGAGCGGGGGCCGTAGGCGAGGAAGTAGGGGTGGTCATCGCCGCACTCACCGCTGAGGCCGGGAAGGTTCAACCAGTAGAGGGCGGGACGGTGGGTTCTGCCATCCGCCGGCACGAGCACCACCAGCTCGCCTAGCTCGTCGCGAAGTTGCTTCATCGAGTCGATGACCGTCTGCTTGGACTTGATCTTCGACTCCTCCATCGCGAGGCGCACTGACAGCCAGCCGACGCCGTTCTTGTCGACGTGGTTGGCGATAGAGATCGCGACGAGGCGCGCGCTCTTCTCGGCTTGCGAGTGGTCGAGGACTGCGCCGACTGCCTGGATGCTCATGCCGCCCTGCTCTCCAGCCGCTTGCCCGCAGCCTGCAGCTTCTCCTTGAAGCGCTCGGATTGCGGCGAGGTCGGGGCGAGGTCGTTGGTTACCGCGTGCAGCTCGTCGGGGAGGATGTAGATCCGGGTCCCAACCCCCTGCCGATTCGCTCGTCTGCGTCGTCTCCGAGCGCTTTTGAGCGTTTTTCCCTTGGCGGGCCTAGGGACGCTGGCGGAACCCTTGTTCTCCTCAGCAGCGCGAGCCCTGCATGACGAGTCGCAGTAGCGGCGGTCGGGCCGTGCATCGTCAGGCAGGTCCTCTCCGCACCACTCGCAGGGACGGGCGGGCTCAGCAACCGGAGCGGGAGAGGCGGAAGCACCAAGGCCCCCCGGCCCTTTCGATGCCGGGACTCCGGTGCTGAGCTCGCCGTGGTCGGGCGAGCCCGGTGCCGACGCGCTGCGTGAGCCACCAGTCAGGGCTCCGCTACTCGACCCAGGGAAAGCCGAGGCGCCGGCACCGGAGATCTCGCCCGAAAGGGTGCCGCCCATCCCGGGGGTCAACGCAGCCCCCACGGCACCCTTTCCGACGAGCGTCTCCGCGCCCATTTACTTCTCCACCACCCTGTAGCGCCGGGTCCCCGGGATCTGTTCGACCAGCTGGGCGTCGACTAGGAGGGCGAGCTGGCGGAAGACCTGGGGCAGCAGGTCGCGCAGGTCGATGGCGACCCCGATCTTGCCGAGGGTCAGGCCCAGGGAGTGCTCTTTCTTCTGGAGCAGGTCGAAGATCGCTCTGGCGGTCTCGTGCTCGAGTACTTCCTGCTGGGTGGGGGTGAGGTCAGCGCTCACCTCAGATCCTCCAGCTGCAGTCGCTTGCCCATCGGCCCGGCCGCTCGGTCGTAGACCCAGCCATGCGGGTGCTCTTCGAGAATCGGAAGCGCAGCGGCCAAGTCATCAACGGGGCGGTGATCGATCGTCGACAAGTTGTGCCGGCTCGGAATTACCACCGTGTAGCGGCAGTCAGCGAGGGGGCCGTCTCCTCCAAGAGCCGTAACTGCCCCCTCGCTCACGGCCGCCCCCCGCACTGGGTGCAGTGGTCGTGATCGCTCGCGGCAAAGTTGTGGCCGTTCAGCTCGCAGAGGTTGAGGTCGCGGCGGTGCTGCTCGGCGGCGGTGCGGGCGGCATCTTCGGCATCGGTCGACGGCCGCCGTCTCCGGTCCCCTTCCGGCATCGTCACCGGGAACGGGATGTCGGGGGCGAAGCCGCAGCGATCGCGGACCAGGAACGTGCTGACCCAGGGTCGACCCTTGTCGGGCTTGTGCTCGACGGCGACGACGAAGAAGCGCCGGAGCGCGTCGGTCGAGGGGTTCGGCATGTAGGTGACGCCGTCGCTCATCGCTGCCCCCCTTCGGGAAGCAGCTGCCGCACATCCTCGATCGCGGCCCTGTATGCCAGGGCTGCGGTCTCTGCGCAGGCCTGGATCTCAGGGTCGGTCGCGTCGTCGGCTCGGACCAGGTGGGCAGTTGCCTTGTCCTCGAACAGCTCGAGGAGAGCTTCGAGGCGAGATGATTCGCCGCCGGCCATTGGGACGAGGGCAACCTTGACCCTGATGATCTCGTAGCCGCAGCTGCGGCAGAGCAGGCGGAGGTGGCCGGCGGAGTAGGAGATGCTGGCGCCAGCGGACGGGTGGTCGGAGCAGGAAAGCGTGATCGTCTCCGACGAGCTGACGATGCAGAGGCGGTCGAGCTGCTCGCGGGTGACGGTGCAGCCCATCGGAAGGCGGGCTTGGTTTTTCACCGGAACCTCCCCTGCAGGGACTGGCTCGGAGGCTCAGGGCCTCGGCGGGCCCCGTGGCAGTAGAGGGGGTGCTGGCGATCGTGGATGACCGGGTCCCCTGAAACGCGGGCGCCGAGCTCGCCGTTGACGTGTTGGGCCACGGCTTCGATGTGCTCGCGCTGCTCTCGGTCGTGGCGGCGTTGACCTAGACGGCTCGCGGTTGCTGCTGCCCCGGCCACGAGGAAGCTGCAGGCGACGACGAAGAGGACGCCGTGCCAGATGACGGTGAGGACCGTGTCGATCACTGCCTCTTCCCTTCACGGTGCTCGAAGTAGAAAGCCGCCAGGAGGCAGATCACTGCAGGAACAGCGAGCACGTAGAGGGGCGTGGGGTCGTGGAGGATCGAGGAGGTGAAGATCCCCAGGAGGGCAAGGATGGCGAAGGCGACGAGGCAGCGCAGGGCGGTCATCGCAGAGCCCGCCCGATCTCGCCGCAGCGCTCACACTGGGAGACGTCGGTGTAGGCCCTTGCGACTGCCGAGGTCAGCATGGCGAACGGCGACTGGGCCTCGATCATGGCCAGCGTCGCCGGCTCCGCGATCGTGACCCGCCGATGCCAACCGCGCCGGCAGCGCCAGCCCTTGGTGCCCTCCGCCTCCTTGGCCTTGACCTCGGCCAACGTCAGCCCGGGCTCCAATTCGAAGGGCGTCTCTTCGATCTCGATCAGGTCGCCGCCCTTTGGGCCCTTGCGGATCTCCTCCACCTAGACCGCCTCCCCAGTCCCTGCGGGGACGGGCTCGTCTAGGGGCCAGATGTCGGTGACCTGAAGGTCAAGAAAGTTGGCGATCTTCAGAGCGCTGCCGGGGTGGATCGGGTCCCCCTCCTCCGCGCTCTTCAGCGTGTTCCGAGCAATGCCGATCTCGGCCGCCATGCCGTTGAGACTCAGGCCCCGATTCAGACGCTCGGCCCGTAGGTCAATCGCCATCGACCCCTCCGATCGGCCAGATGTCAGTCGGCCGCCTCCCCAGTGCCTCGGCGATCTGAAACTGCGTCCGCGGCAGAGGAGTGATTCGCCCTTCCTCGGCATCTCGGATCGTCTTGCCGCTGACCTTTGCCTCTGCGCCGAGTTCGTTGGGCGAGAGACCGGCGTTGACGCGCAGTCGGATCAGCGTATGGTTGCGGCGGTTGGCGCGACGCCTGTTGCTGGTTCGTACAGTCATTAGCTGAAACGTATAACAATTATCCTTTCAGTGCAAGTACTAGCGGTTTCTGCCCAAAGTTGCCCGGTAGCGTGGGGAGACGTGGAAGAGGAAGCACGCCGCATCAGGGCTGCCCGGGCCTACGGGCATCTGAGCCAGCCTGCGCTGGCCGAGGCCTTGGAGGTCAGCGAAGGAACCGTGAAGAACATCGAGCTCGGTAAACGTCATGCGAAGCGGCCTGAGCTACTCGCAATCGCCGAGGCCTGCTCGGTCCCGATGTGGTTTCTCGAGGGTGGTTGGGATGGCTGGCGGGGCGATGTCGAACAGGAGGGGCGCCAGGCGTTAGAGCAGGTTCCGCCACGGTTAAGCAGGAGACCGGTTCGGCGGAAGGGGGCCTAGTAGCGAATGGGCGCACCGGAGCTGCTGATTTTCGTTCTCCTGCTCGGCAGTCTCGCCGTCGTCATCGTGGGGGTGCCACTCCTCGCCTACAGAGTCCTCCAGCGGCTGCGGTGGGTTGGCAATTCCCGGCCATGTCCGCGGTGCGGGGAGCGGGTTGTGAAGGGCCGGCTTGATTGCCCTGATTGCGGTTTCGACTTCAGGAGCGTCGGGTCTGCTACTTCACCCGGCGGAGATGTCCTCGGCTAACCATCGCTGCGGCCGGTCCGTGTTCGGTCTGGCTCAGCTCTGATCGCAGCCTCTCCTCAGCTTCTGCAAGGTAGGCGGGGGGGTCAGCGATTGCCCGCAGCTGAAAGTAAACCCCCCACAGATGAGCTTGCTCGCACAACGCCTCCGGCTGGTCACCGGCGTTCCCCTGTACCTCGTCCCGCTCCACTTCCTGCAAAATCCCTCCATAGGACCAAAGCTTTCCTAGTGGTGCGAGACCCTACCCAACGAGCTTTTGGCTGGGGCAACTTATCCGCAGGAAACTTCTACAGCGGGTCCCGCGGCGCGCGCTCCATGAGCATCCCTACACTCGTCGCGCGGATAGCGTTGTCGCCACCGCGAGCTACGGCTTTGGCCTGGGCATCGAAGATCCGCTCGTATAGGTCCTCGTAGGCGGCAGAAACTTCGCGCCATCCCTCCTCGTCAAGCGAGAGCGGGATCCGGACTACCTGATGATCGGCGCGCCGGCAGAAGGTACCTGCGTCGAGCGCCTGCGCCGCATCCGCAAAGATCATTTGGCAAGCCTCCCGGGCGAAGAGCTCGCGGTTCTCGAGCGAACGCTCACCCGTCTCTTGAATGCCGGACATCGGCCGCTGGATTGCTCTGTAGAAGTGCTGCACTGCGCCACGCACGGACTTCGTCTCAACCAACTCCACAACCCCGACCTCAACCAGAGCCCTGCAGTGGTAGGAGACGTTGCTCACGTCCTCTTTGAGAACGCGGCTGAGTTCGACGGGGCTCGCCACCTGTTCGTTGAGGATGGTCCAGCAACGGGCTCGAACCGGATGGGCGACGATCGCCCCGAACGATTTCAGGGAGCCCTTCGACCCCTTGAGCTTGTGCATCTTGCGTCTCCCCTCCAAAGGTGTAGGAACAAACCAGCGCCGCTCATCGTAAAGGACTTTTAGAGCAGTCTGGTCATCTATTTACCGGACAATCCTTCAGTGGCGGAATCGAAGCCAGTAATCCGCTAGGTCACTCCCGTCCCAGCAACAAACGCGGGAAGGGAGGTGACCACGAATGCAGATCTCTGCCACCACTGCGGCTGCGCCGCTCATTTCGACGCAGAAGACGGCCTAACACGAAAAAAGCCCCCCGGCCTCTCGGTCGGGGGGCTCCGAATACCTATAGCGTTCCTGAACGGGTCAGGCCGGTCCGTTCTTGGCCGATGCGGACGCGGGCTGACCCACCATTGCCAGTTCGACCCGCAGGGCTCCGAGTTCGCGATGTGCCCACGATGCGAAGCGCATCGCCAGGACGAGCTTGTGGAGCTGGTGGGTCTCCAGCTTTGCCGCCGCCCCGATCAACCACCCGGAGACGTCGGCCGCCTCCTCTTGCGCCTCGGCAAGGATCTGGTCGACGTCGGCATCCCAGCCCTGCAGGTTGCCCCCGTCGTCCTCTTCGAAGCGATCGAGGCGAGCGGTGACCTCCTGGATGTAGACGGGTCTCTCGGCGGCGACCAGCTCGAGCAGCTCGCGCTCGAGCTTGCGATTGCGCTCGACGGTCACGGCGATTTGTTGGTGATCGCGGCCCTGCGCGCCTCTAGCTCGGCTTCGCGTCGGCCAAACTCTTCCGCCGCCTGCTGCAGTTCAGGTGGCAGCGGACCGTGGATGCGGTCAACAACCTCCGAGATCCCCGCGGGGACGAAGGCGATTACCACGGCGATGATCGCCGCCCAGATCTCCGGCACTCCTCGTTGCACGAGGAAGTCGAAGATCAGCGCGGCGAGGGCGAGGCCGGTGACGGCCTCAGTCGGTCGCTTTTCGAGAGCCGTGATCATCGACTCACCGCCTTGAGCTCGATGCTCGAGGCGCCGGCCAGGGCCGGCTTCACCGTCCGGGCCCGCGGGGGCTTTCTGACCCGCCGCGGCAGGTCACGGACCCGCAGCTTCGCCAGCGCCTTGGTGCCGCCGTAGATCTTGGAGACGTCGACCTGGCCGGGGACGCCGGCGACGGTCGCGGTCCAGGTGTACTGCCAGAGCGCCCAGGCCCCGAAGGGCGCCGGCACGTCGGGATGGCTGACGCCGAGGTGCGCGATCCAGAGCCGGTAGTGGCTGAGGTATCCGCAGCTCGCCCCGCCAAGCTCTTCGCCGACGAATCTAGGCGTCGAGTAGATGATCGGCTTCTCGCCGAGGACCTGCTTGAGGGTGTGGACGAATTCTCCGAGCTCCCGGCAGTAGGCCCCGGTGGAGATCGAACTGTGCTCCTCGACGTCGACGAACGGCTGCAGGAAGCCCTTGCCGTAACCGGCGTGGCCGATCGTGTTGGCGAAGAAGGCGGCCTCTGCCTTGCCCGATGCGCCGCCAGGACTGAGCCAGTGGTAGACGCCCGGCACCAGGTGGGCGGCGCCGATGGCGCGGACCTGATCGCGGCCGAAGCAGGGGTTGACGTAGCTGGTGGACTCGGTCGCCTTGGTGATGGCGAAGGTGGCGCCGTCGCCGCGGACCTTGCCGAAGTCGATCGAGCAGCCGTTGTTGTAGGAGATGTCGATCCCCCAGGCCTTGCGGTTGCGGACGTGGTGGTGCTTCTTCTTGTGGTGGTGGCGGTGCTTGTGGGGGTGGGCGGCCGGCGCCGGGGTGCCGCCGGCGGGGACGTGCTCGGGGGTCGTCTTCACCGGCTTGGAGATCGGTCGGCGCAGACGCTTCCAGGTCCGCTTGTTGATGACGCCGGTGACCGGAATCCGCTGGCCCTTCTGGAAGCGCTTGACGGCGACGACGGTGTTGTGGGTGAACTTCGCGTTGACGACGACGGTCTTGTCGCCGTGGCCGCGCAGGAGCTTCTGGGCCTTGCGCACGTAGGGGCCTTGACCGGGGCCGCCGGAGTGCTGGCGGAGCGTCGGGGAGTGGAGATTCAGGCCGGGATCGGGGCGGTGCCAGCAGCCCGTGTAGTTCATGTGCCACCACTCGCTGAAGGCTTCCGTCTTCCCCCAGCAGAACTGCCGGCCGATCTTGTCGATGACGCCGACGGTCAACCGGGTGCCGTCGATCGCCAGTCCCCAGCCGTGGTTCGAGGTGCCGGGATAGGCGGCAAGGTTGCCGAGGCCGGAGCGGTAGAGGCCCCAGTAGTAGAGCTGGCGCACGTAGGAGCGGTAGGCGGAGTCGCAGCCGTTGATCGGCAGCTGCCGCGCCGCGGCGAGCGCCATCGAGTTGTAGGCGGCCGCGGCGGGGTCGGCGAGCTCGCCGGCGGGCTTCTCGCACTTCACGCCGGAGGCGATCGGCGAGAGCACCGACTGGCGGAGCTGGCCGTTGGAGTAGGCGCCGGCGCTCGGGGCGCCGATGCCGAGAATGAGCAAGATGGCCGCGATCAGCGCAGCCGTGGTCCGCCGCATTGCGGACCTCCTTTCGGTTGGGTGTCTATGGAGGCCGCTGGAAGTCGCGGCGAGGGTCGAAGGGGTTAGAGCTGGCGCCAGATGTGGCCAGCGTCGAGGTAGCCGTGCCAGCCGTTCTCGGCCAGGATCGACTCGCGGATCTGGAGGCTGCCGTCAGGCTGCTCCGTGAAGACGTGCGGGGGACTGACGACGTGGCGGATGCCGCTGCCGTCTGGAAGGCGAAAGAACACGGCAGGCTTGTCGCCGCTGTAGCCGCTGATTGGGCCGCAGTAGTCCCCCGGCTCCAACTGGCCGATGACGTCGTTGACGTCGTTGCTCGCGGGCACCGGCAGACGCCGGCCCGTGGTGGTGGTCATGGCCAAAGGCTCCTTTCGCGAAGAGGGATCAGGCGGTACCGAACGCGAGCCTTGACAGTCACGTCAAGCCCGCTCGAAGCTCTGTTCAGGGAGGCGCCGCTACCGAAAGAGCGCCGATGCACGAGAAGCGATTCTGGGTTGTGCGGTCTCCCTCCAGTGGGATCGAGATCCCGATCTACCTGGAGACGCTGGCGGAGACATTTCGACGGGAGGGCTGGGTGGTGACGCCTCTGCCGCTTGCAGCGCTCGCCGTCTGGGCGGCAGAGAGGGTCGGCCCGAAGGGGAGCTAGCAGCTCCCCCGCAGCACACAACCGGCAGCTTTGCCGGTCCCTTCCACCACGCCCTGAGCAGCTTCCCCGGTCTCCCCTACAGCGCCACCGGCTGCTTCGACGGCTTCAGGGAGCGGGTGGGGTTCGGAGTCGGCGGCTTCGCTGGCGGGTGGCGGCGGAGGAGCCGAACTCTGCTGGCCGCCGCTGCCGCCTGAAGCTGGCGCGGCCGCCGGGGCGCGGCCACCGTCGGCCGCCGGCGAAGGCCCGCCACCGCCGCCCGATCCCGGCGCAGGCGCTACGTGCCCCCCACCCTTACCTGCTTCAGTTCCACTCCCGCCGCCCCCACTCGGAGACGGCGAGGGTTGCTGGTGGCCGGTGGAACCGGTCTGGTGGGCATCACCACCTTGATGCTGCAGTTCGGGCGCACCGCCGAGGTCGACGTCGACATAGAAGCGTTTGCAGTTGCGGCCGCGGGTGCCTTCGACCCGCTGGTGGGCGATGCACTCGGCGACGATGCTTTCGCTGGCGGCCAGGGCCTGGCGGAGTTCTTCGCAGGCCTGGCTCGGTTGGGCCGGGTGCCTCGAGCAGGGCGTCTTCTGGATCCGGGTGACGTCGTTGTGGACGTTGGTGATGTCGGCCGACTGGAAGAAGTTCACCGCCACCGCCCAGATGCTGAAGGCGAGCGCCAGTAGAGCGCCGAGGCCGAAGAGCCAGGAGGCCATCCGCAGCCTCTTCACCGAGCGGGCGAACTTCGGATCGTCCTTGGCGATGTGGGCGATCTTCTCGGCGAGCGTCATGAGCTGCTCCCAGTGAGGATGAAGGCGACGATCGAGCCGACGAGGCCGACGCCGGCGGCGCCGACGATCCCGGCGAGTCGGTTGAGGGCGGAGGTCGCGACTTCGACCTTCACCTCCCTCGCCGCCTCTCGGAGCTCGAGCTGGCGGACTCGCTCCTCCAGGCTTGGTTGCTCATCGGCCATCACACTCTCCGTTGCTGGTCATCTCACAGCGCCCCGATCAGGGCGGCGAGGCCTTTGGCCATGTGCCAGTAGACCGCGGCGTTGGGGTGCGTGCCGTCGGCCAGCATCAGGCCGTTCGTGTTCGCGGTCGCGTAGGGGCCGGCGAGATCGTAGGCGTCCAGCAGCCCGCAGCCTTTCGCGTCGGCGACGTCGTACTGGGCCGCAACCCATTCTTTCCAGGTGGCTTCGGCAAAGGCACCCTTTTGGACCTGGGCGATCAGGTAGACGTCGGCTCCGACGCCCTGGTAGCGGGCGACGAGTTCTTCGAGTTCTTTCTTGTAGGTGGCGAGGGCGACGCCTTCGGTGAGGTCGTTGACGCCGAGGCTGATGGTGACGATGTCGGGGCTTGGGTAGATGGCCTGCACCTGGTTGGGGCGCTGGAAGACTTCCGCGGTCGGTTTCATCCATTCAGAGACCCGGGAGCCGCTCGAGCCGAAGTTGGCGATCTGGATCCCCGTGTTCGGGGAGTAGACGTTGATCGCGCTGATGTAGGTGGCGGTCGCGGTTTTCGATTTGACGGCGACGGTGTGGGTCGCGTTGGCCAGGCCGGTCACCGAGTACTTTTCGACTTTGCCGTTGACGCCGCTGGGCGAGACTTCCACGGCCGCGCCGCCGTCGATCGCCACGGTGAATTTGGCCGAGTTGCCGAAGAACCAGACATCCACGGCGGTGCCGGCGATGTCGCTAACAAATTTCACTTCTGAGTTTTCCGAGGTGGCGCGCAGCCAGAAGGACCCGTTCCAGGTCCAGCTTCCGCCGAGCGTCCAGCGGCTGTCGGCCTGTTCGGGTCCCGGCAGCGCGCCCCATGCCCCAGTGCCCCCAATGGGGTAGCCGAGGGTTTTCAAGAAGGTGCGCAGCTGGAAGGGGAAGCCGGTGAGGACGTTCGGACGTCCGACCGTCTCCGAGTCGCCGATGCAGATGATCGTGGCGGCGCCGCCGGTTTCCGCCGAGCCCGTCCTGCCGGTCATCGCCTTGCCGAGGGCCGCCTGGCTCTTCCGCCGCTTGAAGGAGTCGGGGAGGTAGAGATGCCTCGACGGGTGGCCGGCATAGTTGCTGCGCGGCCGAGCATGGCTCGGCAGCGCCGCAGCCCCCGCGATGCCCTCCTGCACCGCCTTCTCGCTCGGGAACTCCGATTCGCTCTGCCCGCTTAGCGCCTGCACCTTGTTGGCCGATTCCTCGAGCCCAGCGACTGCGCCGGTTTTTCCGTTGACCGAGGCGACCGCGTCGGTCGTGTCCACCTTGAACCAGACTGCGCCGTCGTAGATGACGTCGTCGCCGACCTGGAAGTCGATCGCGCCGGAGCCGAGGTTGCGGCTGGCTGCGGCGGTCACCCGGTACATGTCGCCTTTTTCGCCTTTGCCGTCGGCGAGGGCCGGGGTGTTGGTGGAAGCATTCCAGGCGCCCCTGAACATGACGGCGCCCACCACCGAGACCCCTGGTTCCCCCTGCGCGCCTGCAGGGCCGGGAGAGGCGACTTCGACGACGCTGTTCTCCTCCAGCTCGATCACGGTCATCTCGCTCATTTGGTGCTCGCCTCCTTCAGGGCGGCCCGGCCTTCGAGGAGCCGGACGGGCTCTTTACCGGGCGGGGTGAGTTTCAGGTCCCAGACGCCGCCGCGCGCCAGGGCTTCAGTGGCTTCGTGGTCGGCTTCGAGCACGATCGTGCCGGCGGCTCCGCCGAGAACGATTGAGGCGTCGGCCGTGGTGAAGGTGAGGAGCGCCGCAGAGGCCTTGTGGCTCGCCCGCACCTGGGCTTTGGCGGTGTAGCCGGTCAGGTTGACGGGTTTGCCTTCCGAGTCCTTCCAGGTGATCGCCAGGCGAAATCCGGCGCCCTGCTCGATCACGATGTCGTAGCGGCCTGCAGACAACGGCGGGCTCCTCTCTCTCAGGCCAGGTTCTTTGCCTGGCGGGCAAGTTCTTGTCGGGCGACGATCGCTTCGAGGGTCTTCGGTGGCGCGTCGACCGTGAGGCTCAGAACCTCCGACTGGGGGTCCCAGCTAGTGGCGGTGAGAAGGCGAGGTTCGTCGTCTGGGTGATCGAGAATCCCGACCGTCATCGAGTTGCGGGCCTTCCAGCCCTGGTGCCAATGGCGGGCGGCATCCTGGATGTGGCCGGCGATCTGGTAGGAGCCCGGGCGCTTGGGCCGATTGAACTCCTTCAGCTGGGCCCGGCCGATCTGCAGCGCTTCTTCGAGGCTGCAGCGCCAGGTGATCTCCTTCTCGATGTAGAGCTTTTCCTTGTGACGGTTCGCGGGGTTGTTTTCTGAGTCATCGCGAAGCTCGGGATGGTCCTCTGGGTAGAGGGTCTGCTTGACCCCATCGAAGCCGGTGAAGGTGATTTCGATCCCGTTGGCGAAGTCCTCGATCGAGTCGCCCTGGAAGACGACCCTGACGCCGGGATCGTCGGTGCGGAAGACCCAGTCGTAGGTGGTGAGATCGGCGGGTTCGAAGTGAAGGGTGCGATTCTCCCAGACGTTCGTCTCCCACATCGCCAGGTTGTTGAGCTGCTGAATGATGTCGTAGCCGAAGGACTTGTTGTCTCGCCAGTCAGCCTGGGTGACGGGGAAAGTGTTCTGGCGGCCGGCCAGCTTCATCTTCGGGTAGTAGGTGGCGAGGATCCAGGCCAGCAGGTCGGTCAGCCAGATCCCGTCGGGTTCACCTTCCTGGGGGCGGGTGGTAAGGCCAGTGTCGCCGTAGACGGCGAGCTGTTCGAAGGTGCGCGCAAACGGCGAGCCGGCCGCCGGGGTGTGGGTGGCGCCGGCCAGCGCGCGCAGCATCGCGAAGCGCTCGGAAGTAAGAGGGGTTGCCGTATGCAGGGTTCCGTCGAGCGTCAGCAGCATGGCAGCAGCGCTGGGAAGGGCGTCACTGTCGTCGGTGTAAAGGGTTGCCGCCTCGAGGTTGGCGGTATTGCGCTCCGTGCCCTCGTACATCACCTTGGCGATCGCGTTGCGGGGTCCGGCGTCGTAGGAGAGCTCGTTGACGGCGCCAGCAGGAATCGACTGGCCCGACTCGCCGTCGAATCTCAAGCCCTCGAAGTCGCTGGAGGAGCTGTAGTGCGAGAGCGTAAGCCCGCCCAAGAGCATCCCGGCCCGGCGGACAAGGCTGGGTGGCTGCCAGCTTGCGAAGCGCTGATCAACCACCAGTGGATCGATTTTGAAGGACTTGAGGTAGCTCGCCGCCCACCCCACCAGCTGCGCGGTGATCTGCTGTTGGGGATCGTTGGTGCGGGGGCTGGAGTGCAGCCGGCCCTCGTAGGCGACGTCGCCCTGGCGGCCGATGTAGCGCCAGGTGTCAATGAGGGCGATGTCGGGGTAGTCGCGGAGGATCTGGCGGTTCAGCTGGACGCCGCCGGTGGTAAAGCCGTCGCCGCGCTGGGTGGAGAAGGGCTGCAAGAGTGGCCGCTTCGAGGCCTTTCGCGAATCGCAGGGGAGCCGTTTGGTGTTGCCCTCTGCGTCTTCGACCTCGATGTCGAGGGCCAGATCGGGCTTCGCCGCCAACGCGTCAGCCTTCTTCTGGCGACGTCAGCTCGGCCCTCATCCGCAGATCGCGTTCGACTACGGTCGACAACGACACCGCCACGTAGGATCCTTCTCCCGCGGTGGCGCCCTCCGCAATCGCGTCGTCGACTTCTTCAGCACTCTTGCCCAGGATGATCGCGCAAGGCTGGAGATCGATGTCTCCGGGACCGGTTCGCTTCAGGATCAAGTAGGTCGGCACTGTCGGAGCCCCCTCAGCTAGTTAGTGGTCAGCGCGGAGCCAGGACGCGCTCACGCACACGGACTTCGACGCTTTGTGGGTCGGTGAGATCGCGCGATGGCTCCCCAACGACATCGTTGCGGCGCATTCGCAGCGCGAGCCTGTTGACCCGTTCTTCGCGCCCGGCGGGGTCAAGTAGGAAGTGAGAGCCGCGATAGGGCATCGGACTCCAGAAATCTCCTGCTTGGTCTTCGCGGTCCTCGCTGTCGCCACGCACCTCAAGTGCGCGGCCGCTCGCGCAGACGAGCTGTTGATCGGGCACCCACAGCGCCACGTTGTCGTATTCGCGGGTGAGCGCACCGCCGCCGGTCCACTGGTCGTAGATGAAGCAGCGAGCTTCGACTCCGACTAACGGGTCTTCGATCGAAACTAGTTGGGTGAGGGTTTGGGCCTCTCCGGCCAGGTAGACCGAGAGGACATTTCCGTGCACGATCGACATTAGGGTGCCGGTCCTGTAGTTCGCATTGGTCGGTTCGATGCCGGCGGGCCCGAGGTGCCAGCCCAGGCCGACGGTGCCGATTGGGGTCCCGTCCGGGCGCCGCACGATCAACGTCCAACCGAGCGCAAAGGTGTATTCGAGCGTGACAGCGATGAAGTGCGTGTTGTCGACGTAGCTGACGATCTGCCCGAAGGTAAATGCGGCCGCTCCAAAGCCTTCGTTCAAAGCCGAGCCGACGATGTTGTAGTCAAATCGAAACCCGAGATCCTCAACTTTCGTCGCCACCCCGATCCCGCGGCCCTCAAGCGGGGCGCTGCCGATCGAGCCGGTGTCACCGATCGCGGTGCGCTTTAGCTTGCCTCCGGCGAAGGTGAAATCGGTGGTGTCACTGTTGGTCGGAGCGATCAGCGCTCCGCCGTATTCGGCTTTTCCCCCCGTGGCGGTGCCTGCGGATTGATCGAAGGCGTCCCCCCACAGGATCGAGGTGGGCAGGCTGACGGTGAGAGGAGCGTGAGCGCGGCCCCAGCGGCGGGAAGGAAAGAGGTCGAGGAGATCCCAGAACGCCGAGAGCTTAGGGGCACCTTGTTCAGCTCGGCCCTCGATGCGGATTTCCGAGACCTGTGGCCCGGCGCTGACCTCTTCCAGAAACGCCTCGCCAAGATCGAGATCGGCCCATTCGGCTTCAGGCGAGATGGCGAACCCGGAGCCGATCACCTGCGGGGTTACCCATGGAAGCGACGTCCAAGGACCCTCGCCGACGCGGTAGGAGGCGCGGAACAGCCCGCCGGCGCCGGCACACAACACGCGACCTTTCAGTTTGAAAGTACCGGTGTGGGTGATCTGCCCGGTAGAGCAGATCACCACCGGCGTCTGGGTCAGCACCACCTCTGCTGCTTTTTCCGAGCGGGAGCCGCCACGAGTGGCTAGCTCGCCCATGAAGCCGGTGATGGTGAGCCCGACTCCTATTTCCATCTCCAGGGGCGAATTGTCGGCAGCAGCAGCGACGACATCCTGGCCCCACTCGAAGTAGCGCCGATTCTCCATGGCCTCGTCGGTGACTCGGAGCGTCGCCTCCGCAGGGACGTCTCCCTCGATGTTCTCGAGGTAGAGGACCTGGAGCGGCTCGCTGGAGGTGAGGGGCTCCAGCACCACCCGCTCGTCGCCATAGCCGAAGGGCCTGCAGGTCATTTTCACTTTCACGACCGGTGAGTCGATAAACCAGCCCGCCAGGTCACCGTTCAGCTCGGTCGGTAGCTCCTCTAGCTCCCCCAGCAGCGCATACCAGGTGTAGGTGCGCGTCGAGGCGTTCGGGGTCCACGGGATCGGCAGGCCACCGGGGGTGCGTTTGGCCGAGTGGATCGCGTCGAGCAGGTCACCTACAGCTTCCAGCGCTTCGTCCTGGTCGCGAGCGGGCTCCACCCGGATCTGCAGTTCGAAGTAGGCGTTGGTGTAGTGGGGCTCCTGCACCAGCACGGCGCCGTCGGAGTCAGCGTTGTCGGCCCACTGGGGCTTTGCTTCAGCGGGCTTGAAGACAAAGCTCTCGACGCTGTAGCGGATGCCGTCGTTGACGTCGAGCTCGCCGATGAGGATCCCCTCGAGGTTGTTGATCATCTAAAGCGTCCCGATCGTCCCAGGGCCGGCCGTCAGCGATTGGTGGGCGATCCGCGGGCCCAGCTCGCCGGAGATCATGTCGGCGAGCGCGCGGCGCGCGACGGCAGCTGAGACCGCGGCCTCAGATTCCGAGAGTTTCCGGTTCTTCTCCAGCTCTTCGCGCAAGGCTTTGACCTCCTGGGCGAGCTCGCCGTTCTGAATGGACTGGTCGATCGACTGCAGGGAGTCGCGGATCTGTTTGACCTTGTGGGCGGCTTCGATGTCATCGCGGGGATCCGGCGAGGCCAAGGCCGTGGCCAATTCGGCTTCTGCGATCGCGAGAAGCTTTTCGAGGGCGGATTTGTCGTCTTCGGTGCCTTCGGTGAGTTCGGCCAGAGCCAGGTCGCGGTTGGCGAAGTCTTCTTCGGTCGGAGCCGCTTCGCGCAGCGCTTCTGCGGCCTGTTTCAGGTTGCGGGTCGCTTCAGCGATCTCCCGCGGGTCGCCTGACTTTTCGGCCTCGTCAAGTTCCTTCTTCGCCAGTTCTTCGATGTGTTTGAGGGCTTCGAGATCATCGCCTTTGCCGGAGGTGGATTCAGCGCGGGCGAGCTCGAGGTCAGCCCGATCGGCGGGCGAGGAGCCTTCATTCAGCGATTTGATCCGTTCCCGGTCGGAGCTGATGTTGCCGGCTGCTTCGCCGAGGGCAGCGGTGGTGCGTTCGTGTCGTTCGATCAGAGCTTCGCGTTGTTTTTTGGTGAGGCCGCCTTTGAGAAGGGCCTTGTTCTCTTCGCGCCACTTCTTCTTCAACCGTTTACGCCGTTCCCGGTCCATGCCGAGGAGGAGATTCAGCGCCGCCGCGTCGTCTTCATCGCCCGCGGTGAGACCGGCCATCGTGAGCGCGGCTTCGACGGCGTCGTGCTTGCCGCCGAAGTCGAGCCCAGGCGCCGTCAGGATCGACTTGATTTCCGGCGGGAGCACCGCGGCGCCGGGGAGGTTCGAGGGCGAGTAGGGCTTGCTCGGGTCGTAGGTGCCGGTGGCGGCCCCAGGCATCGAGCTCGGTTTCAACCCCGGGGTGTAGACGTTTTCCTGGGCGGTCTGGAAGGAGTCGCGGGCCTTGCCGATCTGGTCGCGGGCATGGCTAATGAGTTCCTGCGCCTGCTCGCGGTTGCCTGCCTTCTCTTCCTCCACGGCTTCCTCGGCGAAGCGCTCGGCCCGGTTGAGGGCGCGGCGGCCGCGCGGCGTGCCGCCGTACTTCTTGTACTGGTGCTCGAGGCCCTTGATTTCCTGCAGAACCCCAGTGGCTCGGTGGTGCAGAGAGCCGAGGGTGTGTTTCTGCTGCTTGGAAGCCGACGGCACGTGTTCTTTTTTGCCGCCGGCGCTGGCGCCTTCTCCCATGATTTCGACGCGGCCGGTAGACCCCGAGGGGAAAGTGTCCGTGGTGAAGCCGAGCTTCGCGACCCCGCCCTCGGTGACGTCGATGGCATTCCCGGTCCACCCTGCGGGACCGAGGTCGGTGATCGGCAGATTTGCCGATTTCCCGCCGATCGTCGCCTTCGCGTAGACGGGGTGGCCGGCCCGGGCGAGCTCCATCCAGTGCTGGGTCGTGTCGTTGTTCCAGCCCGAGTCGGTGCCCGGGTCGAGGTTGAGGGCAAGGCCGGGCTGAGAAGTGTTCCAGCCGCCAGCGGTGGCACCGCCGTTGAACCAGGTCACGCGGCCCTTGACGATGCCGCCGGTGTCGAAGAAGCCGAGGTGGGCGTTGTAACCAAGGCCTGCGTAGTTGTCGACCATCGCCTCCTGCAGGCCGGCGACGTGCTGCTTCGCGAAGGCGATGTAGGCCTGCATCGCCGCCATAGATCCGACCGAATCGGTGGCGCCAGGATTCGACGGCGAGCCGTGAGTGTGCAGGGATCCGGGGGCGCCGCCGATTTCGGCGTTGTGCTCGGGGGAGCGGTAGCCGCTCGACATCGTCAACCCGAACTTCTTGTCGAGGAAGGCGGTCACGGCGAGGGTGTGGGAATCGACCCAGGCGTTGTCTCCGAGCTGCCTCATGCTCGCCGGCGGGCCGCTGTAGCCGGCTACCCCGCCGCCACCGGGGCTGACCTTCGGCCGGTGCGCCTTCAGGTAGGCCTCAGCGGCGAGGTAGCCCTTGTGAATCCCTGCCTGGCCGAGGCCGCGCAGAGGATCGGGACCGTGCAGTTGTGGCTCATGCAGGCCACCCTTCGCCATGTAGTGGGGGCGGTCGAAAGCGTCGAAGAATCCCGGCATCCCAGCCACCCCGAAGGCGTTGGCGACCGCAAAGTCCAGGGGGCCACGCTGGTGGCGGTTGACCACCATCAGCTCCTCCCCGGGCGCGACGACCGCCGCCAGGGCGCCGTTGACGGCGAGGGGAACCGTGTCATGGAGACCTTGCCCGGGCACCCGCACCGCGCCCCCGGCGGCCTTGCCCAGTTCCGGCACCTGGCCGAGGTATTTCTTGCCGGAGCCGGCACCACCGTGGCCCTTGATGTATTGGAGGGTGAACTGCAGGTCGGGGTTCTTGGCACCGAGGGCCTCCAGCAAAGAGCCGACGTTGACGCCGATGTTTTCGAGGGCTTCAGCGACGTCGAGAGAGAGCACTCCGAACGGCGCACCAACGGCAGCTGCGAACGCTTCGCTCTTTTTCCCGCCCTGCGTGACCAGCCGCGTGAGCATGTTGCCAATCGCGGTGCGCAGGTCGTCGACCTCTCCCTTGGACAGCTCTCCTTTCGCTTGGAGTTCCCGAGCCATCTTGACCATCATCCGACCGCTCGCGAGCGCGCCGGCCGGCGTCATCTTCTCCAGGGACCGTTCGATGCCGGCGACGTTTTGGTCAGTGATGTGTCCAGACTTTCGCCAGCTCGCTTCGAAGCTGCGGGCGAACCCGAGCGGATCGTCGCCGCCGCCGAACTTGACGCTGGAGAGCCGATCCAGACTATGGGTGAGCGCCTGCTCTCCCTTCGGGGTCCCCTGCCGCAACGCCCGTTCGTAGTCGTCGAGCATCTGCCCCGGGACCTGACCGATGACGTGCTTGAGCTTCTCGGCCCGGGCGTGCACCAGCTTTTCGGTCCTGGTGTTGAAGACGAGGTCGCCCACTTCAGTCGAAAGCCGGATCTTGTCGCGACCCTCGAACTTGATGTCATCGGTGCCGAGGTGGAACTCCTCTCGCAGCTTCGGCGCCAGTTCCTCACGAGGCGTGCTGTCGAGCTTTTCGCCTTCGATGATCTGTTTGGCCTCTTTGACGAGTTCGAAACCGAGGATGGCGGCCATAAATCCACCTCCCCAAGCCCTGCCCGCCTTACCGCCGAGGCCTTTGAAGGCTCCTACGCCGCCGAATTTGCTTACGACGACTGCTCCGAGCGCCAGTTTTCCCCAGATGTCGGAGTTGATGAACCCTTCGCCCAGGCCCTTGACCATGAGCACGCCGAGATGCCCAGCATGAGACGCGACCACCGGCGCCGCCTGGTCGATCAGGTGGCCGAGCTCGCCGGGGACCTCACCCCATTCGCGCTTTAGCTGATCCTCACCAAGCGCGAGCTTCTCGCCGAGGTCGAGATCCTTCCGCTTGGCGATTCGCGCCAGGCCATCGGCGGTGTGCTGCAGCTGCGGGACAAAGTCCCGGTTGAGCTTGTCGGCGCCCTGTTCGATCAGGGGCAGGAAGACGTTGCCGATCGACTCCTCGACGTTGCCGACCGAGACTTTGATCTTGTCCATGGCCGTCGCCTGGGCGGCAGCCGAGCCACCGAACTCGGTGGTGAGCTCGGCCAAGATCGCCTTCTGGGCCCGCAGGGTGTCTCCCTCTTCCACCCACTGTTTGATCTGTTCGGCTTTTTGCTCGGAGAAGGAGACGCCGACGCGCTGCAGAGCCGTGATGCCTTTGATCGGGTCGTTGAGGGCTTTACCCAGCTGGATCGCTGAGGATTTCGCGTCCTGGTCCAGCGCAGCCGACATGTCGACGACGGTGCGCGTGGCCTCGTCGAAGATATCGTTGCCCTTCCCGACCTCGTTGCGGATGTTGGTGAAGGTGAGGAGGAGATTCGCGCCCGACTGCACCTGCTCGTCATCAATGCCGGTTTTGCGGCTGATTGCGCCGGCGAGAGCTTCGACATCCTTCTGGTTGACGTTGGCGGCGTGCCCGGTGGAGCGCAGAACCGCCTCAGTCTGCTCGTGGACTTTGTTCGACTCTTCAGCCGCCTCCGTCGACTTCGCGATCCCATAGGCAGCCGCGCCCGCAGCTGCAACGAGGCCGGTTCCGAGCGCTATGGCGCCCGTCTTCGCTGCATGGCTTAGCCGGGATCCGAACGTGTCGGAATCCCGGGCAGAAGCCCTCAGCGCCCGCGACAACGAAGAGTTGTCGCCGACGATCTCGATCTCGAGCTTACGAGTGGCCACTCAGCCCCGCTTCGCCAGCGTGATCGCAAGCAGTCCGGCCGCCTTCACTAGCGCGGCGACGCCGGTAGCTGAATCGAGATCCGCGTGGATCTTCTCCCAGGTTTCGGGGGTCAGGCCCTGCACTTCGGCCGGGGTGATCCCGTAGATGCTCAGCTCTGGGAACCATCGTCCTTGGAGTCGCCTGGAGTAGGGCGCTCGGCGTCCTCCCCTCCTGCGGCTGCCTCAAATTTCTTGAGCTCTTCGGTCGCCTGCTCGAGCGTGTACTCGGGCTCGCGCCGGCGGCGGGCGAGGTAGGCGATCGCGATCTTGCCTTTGGCGGAGAAGCCGATCCACCCGCGCTGTTTGGCGAACTCGAATGGTTCGTCAAAGTACTCCTCGAGGATGGCCTGCTCTTCGAAAGTGAGATCGAGCACGTCGATCGTGAACTGACGCTGGGTGCCGCGGAAGTGGCACCGGCAGACAATGCTCGGCTTCTCCTCCTCAGCGCTTTTCTGCTCTTTGCTTTTCGCTCTCGCCATGTGGTGTAGCTCCCTTCTCTCGGCAGGTTCGGCAGTTCGCGACCCGGCCCAGCCCTGCCGAAAAGCCGGGCCGGGGCACGTTTTTGAAGATCAGTGAAAGCCGTTGCGGTCGGCGATCCCGTCGAGTAGGCCTTCGACCTGCTCCTTGACGTGATCGGCCCGGTTGTGAACGGCGTCGTCCATGTAGGACTTGCCTTTGATCTCGATCGGCGTCCCCTTCGGGGCGATGGTGCCGCCGTAGTTCTGTACGGCGGCACCGGGGTGGTCGGAGAAGACCGAGGCACCCTTGGCCTTGACCGAGTGCTTGATCGTCTTCTCGATCCGGTTCTGTGGATCCTTCGAACGCTCCCGAAGGTTTGATCGGGCGTCGTCTCGAACCTCCCTGGCGAGATCCCTCAGATGATCGGTGAGGGATTTCCCCAGGTCTTTGTCAATGGCCCGCAGGTCTCGCCTGAGCTTCGCCAGGCCCTCTACCTTGAGGGAGAGATCATCCCTGCGGGCCATCGACCGCCCGCGACTTAGAAGGTCGCGTCTACGCTCTGGTATTCGATCGTCACCAGCGGGTCGGTGATCGAGTCGAAGACCTCCAGAGAGGCCGACTGGCCGACCACGTCGGGGCCGGAGACGTCCGGGTCCGCGGCGTCGCCGACGAACTTGCCGGCGGCGACGTCGAAGACGATTTCGTCGTGGAAGCCACCGGCGATTTCCTCGCCTTTGAAGCCGATCACGACCGGGATTTCGTCCTCGTTGATCACGTGGTTGTAGAGGTCCATGTCGGTGAACTCCAGATCGAGGCCGAGCGTCGGTTTCATCGTGTCGTTGAAACCGATCGGTTCGGCCTGCGTGCCGCCCCTACCGAGCCCCATCCGGCCGGTTTTCATCGGCAGCGGGATTGCCAGATTGAACGAAGCGATGATCAGGCCGGTGGCCGTCACGTCCACGCCGTCGATTTCGACGAAGGCTTCGTCGAAAACGTAGGAGTCGATCGGGTCGGGGTAGCTGGTCGGCGCCAGCGGTTTGTCGGTCAGCGCATCCTTCGCGTTGATGTCGAAGGACGCTTTCAGCTGCTCGTTGGTCCCGCAGGAGAACGTCGCCTGCGTGATCTTCGACCCGACGTAGGTGAAGGGGTTGTCGCCTTCGACGCTCGGCTTGTTGGCCTGGATCGTCAGCGACTTCCCTTTCGGGGCCGTGACCCCAATCGGGTGTTTCTGCCGGTAGGCGGCAGTTTCGCCCTGTTTTTTCGGCCCCGCCGTGGCTTCGTTGGCGCCGTGGAGCAGGTAGAGCAGCAGGCCGAGGCCCTTGTTCGGGACCTCGATCGCGATCGGGCCTTCGGCCATCCGCGACGTCTCCCGGCTCCGCCGCCCGGGGATGCCCGGCCGCCGGCGGAGCGGCCGCGAGTTCGTGTAGTTGGGTTTGCGCTTCAGCCCGATCTGCTCCACCTCGATGAAGTCGCTCGGAGCTTTGTAGGTGCCGTAGCCTGCCTCCAGCGCCATCCCGAGGGATGCGTCGAGTCCGGTGCCCATCGGTTACTCCCCTTCCTTCTGCGCGCCGGACTCGCCGACGTCGGTGTTGTCGGTGGTCTCGGCCGGAGGCGAGGACTGCTGGGCCTCCGCCTCCGCGGCGGCGTCGGCGCTCGCCTTCTCGATCGCGGCTTCGGCAGCCTTGATCGTCCGCAGCTTCTCGGCGCCCTCGATCCCGAGCTCGGTGGCCTGGACCTTGAGCTGGGTGAGCTTGCTCGGCTTCTTGCCCTTGCCCCTGCCCTTGCTCGCCTTGCCGACGGCCGAGAAGTGGCGTTGCTCGAGCAGCTGCTCGGCGAGCTCGGGAGTGACCTCGAAGGGCTCCCCCTTGGTGAGGTTGATGATCTTGCCCGGGCCGAGTTCCAGCGTGCGGCTCGGCTGGGGGCCGTCGTAGACGACGCTCTCCACTGCTACCTCCTTGTTTGATCCGGCCGCTGCCGGAGTGTTAGATGCGGGCCTCAGCGGCGACGATCAGCACGACCGCGTAGCCGAAAAGCGGCTCGTAATCGGTCACCGGCTCGCCACTGAGCTTCTTGACGTGGTTCTTCAGCACCGTGCCGCCAAGCTTCATGTCGTTGCGCAGCACCGTCTCAACGGCGCCGGCAATCTGGTAGCTACGGTTCTTGGCTTCCGCAGCCGTGTCTCCGACAGCGATGACCCTCAGGGTAAGTTCGATCGCCTCCTCCTGGGTCGCCGGCCGGCGACCGATGCCCTTGAACTCGCGCTCGGCCTCGGCTTTCCACAGCCAGACGTATTTGGTCTCCTGCACTGCCTTGCTGTAGTCGTCGGTGACGAACACGCCGTCGAGCTCGGCAGCGCCCTCCAACAGCTCGAGGACGGCCGCTTCGACAGAGGGGATCGCGGTGGAGATGAAGCCGCTCATCAGCCCACCGAGACGTACTGGTGGTCTTCGACAAACGCATTCACAGACGGCACCGGGAAGCTCGCACCCCTGAAACCCGCCGTGATCAGCGAGTAGGTCGCGTCTCCGGTGCTGTAGGAGGTGGCGCGGTCCATCCAGTCGATCGGCTTCGTCGCCAGCAGGTGGGCGGCGAGGTCGCGGACGGGCTCGGCTGCCTCTGGGAAGTGCTCGTAGCCGTGCACGTAGGCGACCTCGATCCGCCCGGTAGGCCAGCGGCCCGAGATGCCTAGAAAGCCAGAGGAGTCGAGCGTCACCCAGCCCAGCTCTTCGCCGCTCCATGCGACGCCGTCTACGGCGATCGACAACACCCGCTGCAACTGCGGGTGCTTCAACATCAAGGTTTCGCGGCCGTCGCTGCTCAATATCTCCCTGCCATAGCGAGGCCGGAATGCGCAGCGGCACGCAGACTCGATTTGCCTCGACGCAGCCTCTCGAGCCGCGGCGATCTCCCCGTCAGGCGGCGGCTGGTTCCGGTTTTGCTTTTTCCGGATCGCCTTCAGCGACGTCAGGACGCCGCCGACCACCTCGGCGTAGGTGGTGTAGGAGCTGTCGGCACCGGCAACTTTGCCGGTCCAGGTGGCGACCAATAGGTCCACCTCGGCCGTCGCGGTCGAATCGACCGAGGCGGTGTAGACGAGGTCCTCGCCGGCTCCGTCTTTTTCGACAGCGCCGACGTCGACCGCCGAGCCGTCGGAGTGCCGCACGACGGTGACCGTCGGGAGTTCATCGAACTCCACCGGGTCACCGTCGTGGTCGGGGAAGCGGAGGGTGCCCGCCGCCCCCTTCAGCAGCTCCATTCGGCTACTCGCCCGCTTCCTTGCGGGCGCCCTGCGCCTTCAGGATCGCGTCGACCAGCTCGGCCTTCTTGAGCTTGCCCGGCTCCTCCACCGCGAGGGCGACGGCCCGCTCGGCCAGATCGGCCTTGGTGAGCTTCTCGAGGTCCTCGCGTTGCTCGACCTCGAAGGCCTTCTCCGTGACTTCCTCGGCCTCGTTCACCGCGTCGCCCTCGGGCGTCCGTTCGGCGCCGTCGGCGCCGACCTGGGCCTGACCTTCCTCAGCCGCGGTGGCCGCCGTCGGTGCGGCGGGAGTCTCGTCGGCAAAAACCGCGTCCGCCCGCTCCCGCAGATGCTCCGGGAACTCGGAGTCCTCGGCCAGATCGCGCTTCTTCAGCTCCTCGACGACCGTGATGAACAGCTCGACCAGCTGGACATCGTCGGCCTCGGCCACCGAGCTCAAACCGGTGAGGTCGAAGTCCGGCGCCTCGTCCGTCAGCCCGAGAGCTGCCGCCTCGCTGAGAGAGATCTGCTGGCCGATGCCGCGGTAGACGGTGACCGCCCGCTCGTCTCCCTCGCGGACGATCTCGCCGTCCTCGGTTTTGTACAGCCGCTCCTCCAGGGTGAATCCGTTGCGCATGACGTGCTCCTCTCTGCCCCCACCGGGAGCGATTTCCAGTCCCATCGCCTACGCGAACTCGAGGTAGGAGACGACGACGGTGAACTTGCCTTTCATCAGCGCAGCGGTCGCGACTTTTGCGGTGATGCTGCGCTCCGCCGTGGTGACGACGGGGGTGCTGGTGGCGGTGACGGCGCCGCGCTTCGGCGTCGCCGTCGACCACGGCGCTTCGGTGACTTTTTTTGCGGCCTGCAAATCGGCTTCGCCCTCGGAGCCCACCTGAACAGTGGCTTCACCGGCCGATTCCGGTTTGGTCTTGACGTTGATCAGCGAGTCAACGATGACCGCGCCGGCCGGGAGCCTGTCGCCCCTCAGGTTGATCGTCCCGACCGCGCCGCCGTCGGTCGCGAAGTCGTACTCCGCCACCGCAGTCTTCACGCCTCCGCCGAGTCCGGCGCCGATCCGGTTGGTGCCCTCGATGATGGTCATCCCATCCTCCTTTTCAGCGAGCTTGGGGGCCGCCCTCAGGCGGCCCCGCACAGCTAGCGGCTTAGAGCCCGGTGACGGTGCAGAAGGCACCCGGGCGGTAGATGACGAGGGCGACGCGCATCTCGGCGCGGATGGCCTGTTTCCCTTCGCGGAAGAATTCCGCGTGGGAGTCGGACACCTTCACCGTGATCCCCTTCCGGAAAGCGAGTTCCGAGAAGTTGGCGAAGTCGCCGGTCACGGCGGTGCCTTCGGGCATCACCTGCGCTTTGACGACCGGCTGGCCCCAGATCCGCTCCGGCCCCGCCTCCGAGGGCGAGCCCCAGATGTAGATGCCGTCGGCGGTCCGCAGCAGGCGGATGTCCTGCCAGTCGAGTGGGTTCATGAGCACCGGCCCGGTCATCGCCTGCCCCGGGGTTTCGACCTTCACCATCGCCTTGAAGATCGCATCCGGCACCGGGTCCACCCCCTTGGCCTGCGTCTGCACGCCTTCCTTGTTCAGGAAGCCGAGCAGGTTTTTGCCGACGCCGTTGCCGTTGACGATCTGCGAGTCGAGCCGCTGGCGCAGCATGAACGGCAGTCGCCGGTTGATGTAGCCCTCGGCCTGGGGGACGTCTTCGAGCTGCTCGTCGGTGACAGGCAGGAAGACCGGGATCTTGCGAACCGGGCTTTCGGCATCCGCCAGTTTGAGGGCCGCTTCGGGGTACTGTTCCCCCTCGCCGCGCTCTTCGGCCGCGTTGGTGAAGAGGACCTCTTCGAGGAACTTCACCGCCGCCTGCGTCGTCGTCCCGCCGGGGATGACGTCGATGACCTGGATCGGCCGCACCGCTTTGTCGACGATCCGGCCGGTCCGGGTCACCTCCGGCGCCCAGCCGGCGCTCGTTTGGAAGAGCGCGGCGTTCATGTCGACGCCGTCCAGCTCGACCTCGCGGCCTTTGAACTCACCGCCGGCGCCGGACTCGATGAAGAGTTCCCCCAGCGTTTTGGTCGGCTCGGTGAGAGCCGCGGCGAGGGCGTCCTCGGACCGCGGCGGCAGCGGGTGGCCGCTGCGCGACTCGACAAAAGCCTCCGCCTCACGGTGAGCCCGCTGCAGGGTCGCAGCTTCCTTCTCGATCGGTTCGAGCTCTTTGGCGATCTCGTCGATCTCGGCGTTCATGCCCTGGATCGCCTCTACCTTGGCGGCGGAGTCTCCCTCCAGAGAGGTGACCTTCTCCATGTCGTAGTCCGACCCGGCCTGGTCGAAGACCTCTTTCAGCGCGGCCCGTTTCTCGGCCAGGCGGCCCTGAAGCTCTTTCAGCTTCTGTTTATCCATTTTTCCGTGTGCCTTTCTTTGCTTCAGGACACCCGGCGGTGGATCTCGCGCAGGTGCTCCTGCACGACCGCCGAGGCATCGTTGTCGTCGGTGGTTGGCTCAGCGGCGAGAACGCCTTTGAGCCGGTGTAGGCGGGCGTCGAGGTCGGTCAGCAGGCCTTGCGACTCGCCGCCGAGCTTCTTGCCCCTCTCCGCGCGCTTCGCCACGACGTCAGCGACACGGTCGATCACGGCGTCCACCTCGGTCACGACCGAGGAGATGTGATCGGTCAACTGCAAACCCTCTGCCCGGGATCCCGCCGAGCTGCGACGGCCACCCTTGGCCAGCTTGGCGATCGCCGCCTCGAGCGTTTCGACGCGGTCCGCCATCCCCTGCTTGACGGCGTCCTTGGCGCTAAACATCAGCCCTTCGCCGAACTGCTCGCCTTTGACGACCGCCGTGCTGACGTCGCGGCCTTTGGCGACGTCAGCGGCGAACTGCTCGCGGCCGGAGTCGACGCGCGCCTGCAGGTACTCACGAGCCTCGTCGCTCAGCGGTTCGTCGGGGTTCCCGTCAACCTTGCGGTCTCCGGAGAAGATGTAGGAGATGTCGATCCCGAATTTCTCGTTCCAGCTGCTCCAGTCTTCGTGGACGCAGTAGACGCCCACCGACCCGACCTGGCCGCTGGGGGTGACGACCAGCTCGTTCGCCTGCGAAGCGAGCCAGTAGGCCGCCGATGCCGCCATCGTGTTGGCGACAGCGATGACCGGCTTCTCTTCGCCGGCGGCACGGATCTCAGCCGCGGTCTCGGTGACCAAGTCGAGGCGCCCACCGGGCGAGTCCACGTTGATTACGATCGAGCCGACTTCGTCGCTCGCGATCGCTTCGCGCAGCTGCGAGCGGAAGACGCCGAGTCCTCCGCCTCCACCGAAAAGGAGACTCAGAATCGAAGCCTTGGGGGTGATCATCCCCTGCAGCGGGATCACGGCGACGCTCTGCTGCAGGGTGTTACCGCCGATCGTGGCCGCTTCCGGCGCCGGTGACTCGGTGGCAAGCTGCTCGGCTCCGGCAAGCCTGCCGGTGAGCACCGCGGCGATCGTCGGCAGGAGCTCCCTGCGAACAGCCCAGGGGCTATTGATGGCGTCAAGGTCCATTCAGGCGTTCCTCTCCTTTGAGGGGTGGGCTTTAGGGAGCGGGCGGAGCCGGTTGGCTCTGGCGCTTGGGGAGGTTCTCTTTGGGGCGGACGTCCTGGTCGGCGTCGAGGAACCCTGCGTCGATGCCGGTTTTCCAGGCTTCGAAACGGTCCTTCAGGTTCGCTCGCAGGAGGGCGTCCAGCAGAAACTCCGGGTAGTAGTCAGGCCCGGGAAAGATGCTCCGGTCGCGGCGGATCGCGCTCTCGATCCGCCGGCAGCGGCGCTGCAGGGTGTAGGTGATGAAGTCGATGCTGTCGGATTCGACAGTGGAGTAGGTGAGGGAATCGCCGCTCTTGGCGCCGAGTCGCCGCGGCTGCAGAAGGAACATCTGCGCGATCCGCTTGTCGGAGAACTCCATTTGCTCGATGAACTGCGCGTCCTCGAGCGGCATCGTCCAGCGCTCGACGTTGATGTCTTCCTCCAGCACAACGGTGCCACCGGCCTTGGCGGCATCCCAACTCTTTTTTAACCGTTCTTCGGCCTCCGGCTTCAGGGAGTTCGGGTGACGGAGCAGGACCGCCGGTTTCCCGTCGCTGCGCAGGAAACGCCCCTGGAACTCCTCCTGGGACATCGCGTTAGCGAGGGCGTTGCGCGCAAGCTGAATCGGCGAGTAGCCGACCAGGCCATCAAGGGAGAGGCCGCGGATGTGGAGGATGGTGTCTTCGCGGAAGACCCGGCCTTCGATGTAGAAGATCCGGCGATTCTTTTCGTCGCGGGTGACCTGGACCCGGTCGGGCGAGATCGGCCAGAGCTGTTCGGTAAGCCCTTCGGTCCCCGGGCGGGGAACCTTGAAGAGGAAAGCATTGCCCCAGAGATCGAGATGCGACTCGACCATCTCCCACACCTCGTCGGCCGCCATCTCGGGGTTCGGTTCTTCGTGGAGAAGCGACCAGGTCGGGTGCGATTCGGCGCGCCGGCGTTCATCAACTTCGCGCTGGTAAACCATCAGAGGCAGACTCCCGATCGCGCCGGCGATCTGGCTGACGGCGTTGAAGACGGGCACCAGGCCGAGAGCCTTTTCGACCGTGACCGACTTGCCGGAGTAGGTGCCGCCGCCCCAGCCCCAGGAGAAGTCACGCGGCCTGTAGATCGAGTCGAGAGCCGTTCCGAGAAGACTCACGAGGCCTGGCGCCTCTTCCGCTGCTTCGCCAGCGCGAGCGCCACCATCAACCCGCAGAACAGAAGACCGCCGAGAATGAATGCGCCGGGAACGGTGATCATTGCCACGCCGGCCACGAACGAGGCGAAGCCGATCCCGAAGCCGATCGTCTCGGCCTCCTCCTTGACCCGCCTCACAGAACCACCACCCCTCGTTCCTCGTACACAGAGACCTCCTCGCCTTGCGCCGCCTTCCAGCGCGCCAACGTGACGGCGACCAGCGGCGTGATGTCGATGTCTGACTTTTTGCGGGACCAGGCCCAGGAGTCGCGAAGTGGCCGGGTCGCCGCACCCTGCACCGCGGCGTTTAGCTCTGCCTGGTTCAGGTGCTGCACCCCGTCCTGCTCGACCGCGTCGTAGAAGGTCACGCAGGCCTCGACGTACTCCCCGGTGTCGACCTCATAGACAAGGTCCGGATCAAGCCCCGCCGCTCGCAACGCCTCCTTGAGCGGATCGATCAGTGATGCAGCCGGACTCCCGCCGTCGATGACGATCGCGCTGGGTTTCCACTTCGCGGCGAGCTCGACCGATCGGTCGATGAGCCAACCCACACCTCGCTTGCGATCGATCAGCTCGAGGTGGCCGTCAGCATCAGCGGCCCCGATCGACGAGCTTCGGCGATCGGGAGAAACATCCAGGGCAAAGACGACAGGATCGGCGAGCTCCGATTTCTCGTCGAGGTTTCTGCTCCAGGCCTCAGCGGGAATTACCTGCCCCTCGGATTCGGCGGTGCTGGGCCAATCGCCGATTCCGAGACGCTCGACCGCGAAGTTCCGTGCGCTGAGGGCTCGCCGCTCAGCTTCGATGTACTCCTTCGAGATCCGGATCCCAAGGGCGGGGTTAGCCCGCGCCCAGGCATCGGGATCGTCGAGCATCTGGGCCGCCTCGTCGCTGTCCGGCGTGATCTCATCGCTTGGCTCGCCAAAGCCGAACCAGGCGAGCCGAGGATCGTTGCCGGCCAGCCCGCGCTCCCGGACCTTGGCGAAAACGCGGCCGTCCTCGTGGACGTCCTGGTCGACGGCGGAGCCGGTGTACCAAAGCTGGGGGTTCGGACGGGCGGCCATGATCGGGAAGAGCGCGCCGTGGGTTGCCTGCTTGATGTACATCGCCTCGTCGAGGTAGAGGCAGTCACCGGAAAGGCCGCGACCGCCGCCGCTCGTCCTGGTGCGAAACCGAATCCGTCGCTTGCCTCGCAGTTCGATTCCCTCTTCGCCATGTGATTGCACGATCCGCATCACTTCGCGATCGAGGTCGGGGCATTCTTCGATCAGGGTTTTCAGCCGGCGAAACGCCTCCAGGCTGGTGTCGAAGAGGTGGGCCGAATGCACCTGTAGCGGCTCCTCGAGGATGTACAGGCCCGTGAGCTGTCGCGCCTCGAGGAGGCCCCCCTTGCCGTTCTGCCGCGAGACCTCGACGCCGACCTCCATTGCCGCCCAGGTCCTGTTGCTCCGTTCACCCAGCGACTCGCCGAGGATGAAGGCCTGCCACGGGTCGAGGTTCAGGTTGGCGAGCTGACATAGCTCGAACGCTTCGGCGCCGGTCGAGGTCTCGTACGGGGGGACCCAGATGGATCTAGGCCGCTGCTCGCCTCTTGGCTCGCCTGGCTTTGAGCTCATGAAGCTTCCCCTTCTCCTCCTGGCCGGGCGGAGAGAGCTCGAGCAGTCGATCCATTGCGGCCTGCAACGCTTTCGCGCACATGCTCTTCGAGGTTGCAGAGTTGAGCGGGTCCTCGAGCTCGTAGGCCATCCTCAACGCCGCCGCCGCGATCGCCGAGTCGGCGACTAGAGGATCCCTCGATCGGATCAGCTCCAGATCGTCTTCGACCGCCTCGATCGCGTTGCCGCGGCCGCTCTCCCCCAGTGGGCGATGAAACAGATAGGACGCGAGCGACGTCGAGATCTCGATCATCGTTCGTCCTTTGTGGACGCTCACGACCCGGGCGCCCCGTTTGAAGAGGTCGGGAGAGACGCCGGCGAATTCCGCCTTCTTGGCATCGATGGCCTCGATCACCGCGCGCCGAGTCGGCAGTTCCACGGCGTCGGCAACACCGAGCGCCAATGCGCGATCGTTCAATTCGTCGCGGGTGAGCTTCGACAGGCCTGGCAA